TGAAGGTCTTAAAGGGTCATCTTTATCTTTCCACCTTGAAGATTGCACAACCATAAAATTTATGTTATTATCTTGTGCCATCTTTTTTGCTTGTTCTAAATGGTGTTCATTATAACTAAAAATTATATATTGCCAATATGGTAGTTTTAATAAATGATTTTTTGATTCTAACATAATATTAAAAAGTTTTACACCATCTTGGTTAATTCTATACTTACAACTTTCCTCTGGCAATCCATCTATACCAAATACCCACTTTGCGTCAGGATTTGCTTTAAATGCTTTAATATACCAAGACTTTGATTTTGCTGAAGAAGCATTATGAACAACAGCTCCCACCTTATTATCATAAAGGTGTTTTAATATTTCTATAAATTTTGGGTGATGGACAGGATCGGATAGTTGACCACAAAAATCAAAAAACTTAAAATGTCTTGCAAGTTTTTTTATATCATCTAAAGATATATCGTGACCATAAACAGATTTACCTTTATCTCTAAAATCAAATTGTCTTGCACACCTAGGACACTCTAAAGGACATCTAAAAGAAATATCTATATTAAGACCTATTGTTCTATTAAAAAATTTTATACTTCTCGTCATCTTCATAATAATCTTCAATTTTTTCTTCACTTTGAATATTAACTTGTATTTTTCTAATACCTAATAATCCAAAAACTATAACTCTATGTTGTCCATCAATTATATAATACTTGTCTTTATTTAATTCTTTTACACAATCAATTGGCAAAGATTTTCTAGGATCAAATTTTTTCAAAATCTTATCTACTAAAACCAAATCCCTGGACACTTGTATAGATTCATCTATCCATAATTTAGATATATCTATTTCTTGTTGACCTTTAGGGAAGTCTTCTTCATCCCAACCCCTTTTAACAAATGGTAAAAAGTTTCTTTGTACATCTTTAATAATATCTAACATATATTTTATTTTACGCTTCACAATTTTTGGTTTGTGAATTTTCTGTATCAATTCAATAAGAATATTTATATTGTTCTTATAAATGAGTTTTGTAGGTACAGGTCTGTTCCAATACACCATACCACCATCTTTTATATTCTTATCTCTCAAATACTCTATATTTTTACCTAACCACTTAAACTCTACAAAGAGTCTAGGTGCAGGATCAAAGTTTGGTTTTGTATATACATAGGTTTCAAATTTACCTAGTATATTTGCTATAGGGGCAAATAAATTATTTAATTTAGGATTAATCCACTTCTCATCATAAGTTACAATGCCGTGGTCTGGATACTTGTCAATTACTTTTTCAATTTCTTTATAATAGATTTCGTTTGTTCCTAAAAATAAATGTTTAATTTTATATTTTTTTTCTTCTACTGGTTTATAAACATCAAAGTTAATTATCTTTTCATATTGTGTACCAACACCATTTGGATAAACTTCGTGGTCGCATAAGTCATAAACCTTTGGAGGATTTGATTTGGCAAAATATTGTCTGGCATATTGATATTCTTTAGGATGATTTTCTGAATAAAGTGCTATTATCGTATTACTGAATAGTAAAAATAAAGTTAATAATTGGTCGTTAGTATATTTGTCATTCTCTAGGTATGGTAAAGTTATCATACTTCTACCTAACACTAAAGTTATTTCATTTGTAGTTGGTGTGTAATGGTTAAAGATTATATTTTCGTAAGTCTTATATTGGTCTTTAATTGCCTTTATATAATCTTCTTTTGTGTGTTTGGGATTAGGTATAATAACTACTTGACTTTTGATACCTACTGAATTGAGATAACAACAATGTTCATAACTATATCGCAATAAACCATCACCAGGTTTACCTGTACATACTATATTAATCATACTATCTCATTAAATCAAAAGCAATTTTTAATACCTCAATTTTATTTTTAGCTTGTCTTAATTTCTTTTTACCTTCACTATTCTTTGAGTCTCTAATTTTTCCAACTTCAAATAAAGCAAGTTTCAATGCAAACAAATGGTCATCATTTTCTTCATCTTCAAATAGTGCTTTAACAACTGCAGGATAGAATTTTGTATCCAATTTTAATTCATCAAATACCAAACCTCGCTTTTTAGCAATTCTCATTACCATTTCTTCAAAATCTTTTTTCTCAGCTTGCTTTTTCTGGTATGTATCTTCGTGTAATTTATCCACAGATACAATAGCATTTAATTCTTTATAAAGACTATTATTTTCATCAAAAGGTATTATTGTAGGTATAACCTTTGTTCCATCTTCACTTCGTATTAATACTTCTATATTTTCTCTTGCGTCATCTATAAAATAAGCAGAGATTATATTTTCTTTAGTTATCATAATTTTCCTTTAAGTAATCTAGTAAATTTGTTTTTGGCACCCAACCCATTTCAGATAATACGCCAATCTGTGCTTTATTATCTTTTCTCTCAAATATTGTTCCTATTCTTTTATCTTTTACATCCATATTTATATGGGACAAAATATCAATCAATTTATTTGAAATTCCTGTGCCAACATCAATAACTTTTCTTTTTTTAATTTTATTAACTATTAAAAAACTTATTGCTGTTTGTACATCTTCTATATGAATAAAATCTCTACTATGATCTATATTAATATAAGAAACTTCATCTCTTAATATTTTTGGTATTAGCATTTGTTCTCTAGCACCTGGACCATAAACAGTTGTAAATCTCATACCCAAAGCATTATGTGGTGCAATTGTTTCCATATAATACTTACTCATTGCATATGGATTTCTCCAAGGTTCTCTTGCAGTAGATGAACTAGCATATAAAATTTTAGGACCGTTTTTGAATTGTTTGAATACTCTATAAGTTGCTACGACATTATTAGTCCAATAGTCAACAGGATTATCTAAACTATCTCTAACGCCAGATAGACCTGCTAGATGTATAACTAAATCTACATCATAGTCTAAATCACAAGTAAGTAAATCGTTACCTGTTTTTTTATCTAAACAAATTAGTTGATGTTTGTCTTTTAAAAATGATTGGAGGTGTTGACCTATAAAACCTTCAGAACCCGTTAATAATATTTTCATAATTTATCATACTCTAACTTTTATTTATCCTCAAATAATATGTCGCTATTGTAGTTGGAGTTCCATCTGGAAATTCTTGTGCTCTATAATCATCTGTATCAACATATCTTGTTTGATAATTACCAGTACCATTTAATCTTGTATCTCCCATACCAGAACCTCTTGTCAGACCTGCTCCTGAAGCTGCTAAACTATAAGTTAATTTATATCCTTCAGCAGAATCAACGGCAATATTTCTAATCCAACCTTGTAGTAAAGTTGTAAATGTTGCAGGAGAAAATTCTTGTAAATCGTTTGTAGCATTTATATAAAAAGGTGCTGTATAAGCAGTATTTGATCCATCAACTTTATGTAAGTAATAACTTGTAATTGTAGTTGGTTGATCTAAAGTTTCTGCAATTTCACCTGCTGTGTATAGAGTTGTATCTGCTCTTGAATCTTGGTAAATAGGAGTACCTGATACTAAAGTAGAACCTCCAACACTAGATGAAGTATTAATATGATATGTTCCGCCTTGTTGAGATGTTGTTGTACTAGCAGAAAGTAAATTTATTGCAGGATGTAAAAAAGTATCTTTAACATCTTGTAAAGACATTGCCTGAATATTTCCTGAATTATAAAATACTGGAAAAGTTTTTCCTGAATCAGCAGTAGGACTTACACTTGCTCTTGCTTCTGAAACTTTATCGTAGGTAACAGTTACTACTGATGGTTCTGCTGTTGTTGCTTCGGGTGGAAATGCTGAAACATCCGTTGACATAGCACCTGCCTGCATTCTTGTATCTGTTATTGATCCTAAACTACCACCAGAATTTACAACTGATAATGCTACACTAGGATTTAAGGAATATTGATAAACGATTTGGTCTATTATTTGATTGACCTCAGCAGAGGACATCTCTTTAATGTTACCACTATCATTTTTTAAAGGTGATCTGACTGCCATTATAATATCTCATTTCTATGCACCAGCACCATACAATGTTTTTAAAACTCCTCCAGATGAGTTTAGTATCTGTAAAGTAACTACTGATTTAAGTTGATCTTGTCCAACAGCGTCATCAGCAATTTTTGACTCACCTATTGAATCGTCAGCAATGTCCCCACCTGTTAAAGTGCCAGGAGCAATCATTGTACTTGTTATTGTACCAGTATCGCCTGTTGTAATTACTGTACCTGTTATATTTGGAATTGTTATTGTTCTATCTTGTGTTGGGTCAACAACTGTTACAGTTGTTTCAAAACCATTGTCAGTTGCACCTTCAAATAAAACATCTCCACTAAAAGTTGGTACTGCGTCAAAAGTTAATGCCTTACCTGTAGCAGATGAAGTAAATCTAGGTATACTAGAACTCTCATCAATACTTAATAAACCATTTCCTGTTTCATATTCACTTGCTCTAAATGTATCTAAGCAAGTAAGTAAATTTGTATCAGTTGATTTAATAGTATTACCAACTATTTCAAAAGTTCCAAATTTGTTAGTAGTACCTAAAGCAGTTAAACTATTTGGTATAGTTACATCATTTGGAAAAGAAAATGTAATTGTATCCTGAGGACTTACAACTGATTGTATTTGATTAGCAGTACCTAAAACAGTTAAAGTATCACCACCACCGATAATCTGTGTAGTTGAAGTCTGGTCAGAAATTGTCCACCCAGCAGTTGATGTTGCAATTGAAATTGTTTCATTCATTGCACCAACTAAATCGGTTGCACTAATAGCGCCAGATAAATTTGCTATATCACCAAAATCATCAGCACACATTTCGTTAAATGTGCTTCTAAATGTTTCTAGTGTATCGGTTTTGTTTATAAATTTTACAGCCATTTTATTTAATTACTTTAATTAATAATTCCTTTATTTCTCTTAACTCTTTCTTTATATTATTTATTTCTTTTACAGCACCTCTTATTTTATCACTTTGATTTTCTCTTGCTTGTGCTCTTTGCATATAAATTTGATAATCACTTGTACTGGTATTAACAATAGCATTTGTTGAAGTATCTCTAAATAAACTATCATATCCTTGTACTTTTAATCTACCCATATTATACCGCCAATGCAATCGCCCTCATATCTTTAATTTTAGGTGGATAAGAAGATATACTTCCTGTCATTCCAATTTTTAACTGGAAAGTAGTAAAGTCTTTTAAACCACTTACTGAATATTTGTATTCTCTAAATGATGTATTATCTTCTGATGGAGTAACTGTTATATCTTCTTCACCATCTGTATTAAATGGTGTCCAACTAACTTTACCAATAGTAGTATCATCTTCTGATCCTATAATTCTGTAATACATTTTTACTTTAGAAGTTGATCTTACATTTGAAGTTAATCTAACATCTAAAGAAGTTGAAGCAGTTTCTAATACAATTGATTTAGTACAATAAGTTGCTGATGTAGATGTACCTGTTGAAGCAGTATCGGCAACAAAATCTGGTGTATTACCTGAAGTAGGATTATTCAATCTATTAGTAATTGTAAAAGCACTCATTCTTTGAGTATCTAATACAGGTGACACTTTAGTGTTTTTTGTACTTAAAGTTACGATATTCCAAAATGATTTGGAACCTCCCATTTCATTTGTTTCATTAATTGCACTAGCAACCATTTGAGGAGAATTAAAGTGAATATTGTCATTACTAACAACATTTATTTTATTTGATCCTGCTGTTAAAGCAAATTCTGATTCTGAACCGTGAATTGAACGACCACTTGTAGGTCTAATAGACATACTTAAACTTGTTTCAGGTAAAGTCATAGTTTGTATACCACCTAAATTTAATACATCAAACAATCTATTTTGAGTTGCTACTACTAAATCTCCACCAATGTCTCCAGTTGTGGTTGCTGTTCCAGTAGTTGTAATATCATAACTATCTAAAGTTACATTTGAAATACTTGTATATGTTCCATTAATATCGGAGTGAACAATTCCATTATGTGTACCAGCAGGTACTCCTGAAATGGTCACATTATTATCTGTGCCGTGCATTCCGTGATTTGGATGATAAACTCTAACTACACCTGAAGTGTTTGTTGTTCGTAATGGATTAAGTTTAAGTGTTCTATCATCTAAATCTTTATTTGTTAAAGTAACTACACCTGAAACATTTTCAAACTCCGCTCTCTTAATTTTAAATTTAATATCTTCGTTTTGATCTGCTGACCAAGTAACACCATTCTGTGATTTAAAGAATACACCAGTATAAGGTTGTTGTGATATTGTTCTATTAGAACCTAATGCCGTCTGACCTAATCTAGCAACAAAAACATTATATTCTGTTGTGTTTGCCATTAATACTAAAGCATATTCTGTATTCTCTTGTACATAAACAGGACTATCAAAAGTAAATGTCGTTGCTGAACTTCCATCTGTACTTGTAGTTACACTTGCTGGATTTAAACTTTTTTCTGAAAAAGGTAATATTGTTTGACCTGGATAACCATTAACTGTATTTCTAATTTGTAAGGTAACTGGAATATTTGCGTCTTTAGTTGAGAAGCATATATCTAGTGAAGTTAAAAATACTCCACCAGCTTCATCAACCATAAATGTTTGTGCTAATGGATCGTGGTATCCCACTTGTCTAGCAGCACCTCTTGTTGAAGTTGTTTGAGTTATATTTTCTGTTTCGTTAGTTGCTCTAAATTCTACACCCGCTGTTCTTGTAGAGATAATTGTATTTTGTACTGTTTGAATAATACCTCTAGCAATGTATTCAGCATTTGCTGCTGTATCTGGTGCTGAAGTTAAATCGTTTGAAGATGAACTAGTTAATCTAAACACTCTTTCACCTGTTCTCCATCTTGGTTTTGAATTATCTTTTGGATCTGGTATTGAGAAAGTACCTGATACAGAACCATTTGAGTCTGTAACTAAATTTCCTCCCAATGCACCACCTAAAGGAGTTACATATGTGTTTATAGAGTCATTATCAAAATAAGGATAAACTCTTGTATTTGGTTTTAATCTTGTTGCAACAAAATCAACATCTCTACTTCTAATAAATGGAGTGAACGCAATAGATATAACTCTATCACCAACATTTTGCGTAACTGTTTTTGGAACTATTACTTGTCTAATTCCTGTTCGTGTTTTTGTTCCTGTTCTAGTAGTGGATTGGACATCCCTTTGCATTACTCTCCAACCGTGACCACCTCTTTGTTCAAAATTTTCTGTACTATTAGTTGTTGATACACCTGTCCAGTGATTTTGCCATTCGTTCCAAACCGTTCCTAATTCAACAGATTGTAAATTTGGATTACCAGAATTTTTAACTAAAGTATCCCAAGTACCATCATCATTAGTAATATGTAAATCTGGCGCTCTTTCAGTTTCTTTCCATTCATCTGTTTGTGGAGTTAAAGCAACAGAACCAATCCAAGTAAATATTCCAAATGGATTAACATTTACAGTTTTACTTGCATAACTTTGGTCTATTAAAGTTACTTCGGTGTACGGTAAAGTTATTAAATCTCCTGTTTTAGCATATTGAGCAGCCGTTCTATCAGACGCCTGAATAGCAGTACCATCATCATCTCTTTCTTCCAAAGCAATAGCGTCTTCATTAAATGTAGGTCTCATTTCACCTTTCGCCATATCCATAGCAACTTTGTAATCTACATTTCCTGGATCACCTATTGCGTGTCCTGTGAAATTATCTACGACAAATCCGTTTTTAAATCTATCAAAACCATTTGCGTCTTGTATTTGTAAAGTTTGTGCTGATTGTTCTAGTAAAGATAATTGAGTATAGTATTCAACATTTTCAATTCTCTTTTCTATTCTACCAATATCTCTCATTGTATATCTTCTATTATCAACTTGTTCAATACCTACATCTGCTGTATCCAATGTATATGATGGAATAAACAATGTGTATAGGTGCATTGCGTTATCCAAGACACCAGGAATTTCTGGAGTTAATGAACTTGCACCTTTTAATACTCTAAAATTACCTTCTTTATCTAAATAAATTTTATCAACTCTTTGTAAATAAAATTCAAAATCAGAAGTAATATCTGTTTCAAATTTTACAACATCTATCGTTGAAGCACCTGATCCATCATATGAACGGTCTTGGTCACCTGAATTGATTGTTGAAGCGTCATCTACTCTAGGTCTGAAATCAAAAGAGTCTCTTAACTGATAAACTTTTCCAGTTGTACCAGAAGTAAAACTAGGTATATCTTCATAATCAATTACACCATCATATGAATCTACATCAAAATAATCACCAGTACCGTGTGAGAAGAAATCAAAATTAATTAACAATCTTCCTGTTGGTGTTAATGAACCTGTTTTAAGTATAAGTCTTCCAATATCATAGAAGTTATCTCTCATTCCTGAATCTAAATCAAATCTATCTGTAATATCTGTATCTAAATTAGTTGCGTCTGTAGCAAAGTCAGCTGCCATATAAACATTATTAATTTTATAAACATCTGCTTTACCAATTCCTATTGTACCTGATTCAATTTCTGTTTGAACTGTTTTTTGAACTGTTTGTGCTGTACTTAAAGTTTTAGTTTTAGAACCTGCAACACTTCTATTAACTGTTGCTAAAATTTTTACTTTATGTCCTTGGAAGTTAGCACCAAAATCTATTAATAATGTTTTACCTGTTGGCGAACCACCTAGTGTAAAGATAGGATCACTTTCGTGGTTATTACCACTTAAACTAAATACATCACCAACTGAACCTGATCCACCAGCACCAGTTGACATTATTGATACTGAAAAATCTTTTTCTAATAAAGCAGCAAATGTTTCATTAGTACCTGCGGTTATAGTTACATCACCATTTGATGATAATGTTCCTACAAAATGTCTTCTAACTTTAAAATTTGTATCTGTTATACCAGAATTTATAGTTGTCTTTAATGTCTTAATCGTTTCATAAGGTAGTTGAAATACTGAAACATTTTTTTCTGGTGATCTGATTGCTGATCTTTTTCTTGTTGCAACTGTTTTAGTAGAAGCCGCTGCTGTTGCACTAATTAATATTAAACTAGTATTTGAAATAATGGCTTCAACTATATGAGTTTCTGTATTACCACTATCGTTTGTAAATGTAATTGTATCACCTACTATAAGGTCGTCTGTAAACCAAGTATTGATACCAGTCAAAGTGTTTGAACCTGATCCAACATCTATTGTACCTGAAAGAATTTTATTTACACCATATGTAGAATCTAATGCTGTATCCGATGTATAAGTAGGAGAACCTGCCATACCAAGTTGTTTAACTTGTGGGAAATCATATGAAGTAACTCCTGTAAATCCAAGTCTATTAGATTGAATATCTGCTGTATTAGAAGAAGTACCACCTGTGATTGTTTCTCCTGGAATAAAAGTTCCAGTTACATCTGATACAACTACAATTCCGTGTACAGCATTTCCTGAAGATGTATATTGATTTATATTTGTAGCAGTTGTACCATCTGCTCTGTATAATTCAAAATCATTTGTACTTGGATTTCTAACCGTGAATATATCACTTGTTGTTATTAAAACTGTTTGGTCTTGTGCTGATATAGCGTCAAAAGTTATTTGTTGTCCTTCTTTTAATCCGTGAGCAGTTGCAGTACAAACACCTGGACTTGCGATAGAAATAGCAGTTACATTAGCAGCAGTTTGTGTTGATATACTTTCTACTGTACCAGTAGCACTTGAAGTACCACCTGAAACTTTTTCTCCTGTTGTGAATGCTTGACCTGTTGTAATATTAAGATGAGTAAACAAATTAATATCAAATAAGAAATGTTTATATATTGCTTCTCTATCAGAATTTGTAGCAAATAAATTACCACTTGCTGTTCCTGAACTAAATTCCAACCCTTTTGATTTAGCACGACCTATTGTATTAAGACCAGCACCTGTACCTGCATTTTCAACACCACGAGTATTAGTTGCTACTTTATATAAATTAATTCTTTTAAATGCTTCTGTTTCACCTGATACAAAACCTATATCTGGAGTACCATAAACATTAGTTACATTTACATAATTACCTATATCAAATCTTGTATTAATATTGTTTTCTGTATCAAAATCTCTTGCCTTATCAACATCTATATATTGAGTTGCTAATTTGTCAACTTCAAAACCTTTAACATATGCTTTTCCTGGCGACATACCTACTGCAAGTTTAGTAGCGTCACCTCCATTAAGTGATGTATAAATTCCTCTATTATTTACTGATATTAAATGTTCTCTAATATCAATATCAAAAGGTCTTACAGTATAATCACCTGATTCGTCATATGTTCTACGAGCAAAAGTATCTTCTAATATTGCATAGTCAGTATTTCTAACTTTACTTTGAATTATACCAGTTTTTAATCTTAACAACTCTACAAAGTTTGCGTCTTCGGTACTTCCAATTGCTTTTTTAGTTAGAGTTAAATCTATTTTAAATCTGTGAGCACCAGGAGCATTAGTGTTTGAAACACCTTGAGCATTATCATTTAAAGTATTATCAGTTGTAGGAGTTACAAAAGATTCTGTAACTAATAATCCTACTCTATAACTTGGTGTGTTTGAATATTTGTCTAGTATGATTGTTTGATTTAAAACTGTTACTATAAATCCATTTATGTAATAGCATCCTGCCTGTACTTGAGCAGCACTACCTGTAGCAGTTGTATTAACTATTGCTGTAAGAGCAATTGAATCACTATTTGTTCCTGTGATTGTTTCACCATCTCCAAAAGAATTTTGATTTTTATTTGTTCCACCTGATTTAGTATATTTTACAAATAGAGTATCTGGATCAGTTCCATCTGTTGCAACTTGATTTACAATTGTTGCTGTAATACCTGAAGTTGTACCTGTTAAAACAGTACCATTTGTAAAATGTGCTAAAGTATTTGTACTATCAATACTTGAAAGTTTAACAGCATAATAATTTAAATCATAACCAATCTCGCCAGGAATAACCATAGCGCCTTTTTCAAAGAAATGGTCTCCCAATTTCTCAATTTGGTTTTGTACTATTGTTTGTGATTGTGTTAACTCTCTTGCCTGAACAGCAAATGCTGGTCTAAACAATACTCTATGAAATTGTTTGCTTTCTGCAAAGTCATCATAGTAAGGTGAGAGATTGAAGTCAGTTGGACTTGGCATTTATTCTCCCTTAAAATTCTATGACCAGTTTAATGTTCTCCGTTTGGTCTGAAGCTCTTTGTATCGGTGTTCTATTTTCAATATAAAGTACATCGCCAGTATCGTGGTCTATTTCAGGAACTGAATATCCTGAAGTAAATGAAACATTATTAACTGTACCTGTTGTTGTATCTGGTGTTCCAGTTGGAGCACCGCCACCTTGACCTGTAATAACATTAGTGCCAGAAAAAGAAGTTAAGTTACCATTTGCGTCAACACCTGAATCATTGTGTCTTGTTTGTATGTAATATAAAATTTTGTTTGTTGCGTCCCACTCTACTACTTTACCTACAGCACCTGTTGTTGCTTGATTAATTTCTTCATCTGTTGTAAAAGATCCTGGTGAAGGTGAGTCTGCAATTTTAATTGCCTTTGTTAATCTTGCTGTGTTAGCAGTTACAGCACTTGCTGATTTTGTTGGATCTCTTAATAAACAAATTTTTCTAAAGTCATTTACAGCAGAAAAGTCACCAGAGTTTGCTGATTCTGTTCCTTCTAAACTTGTATTTAACATTACAAAGAATCCACCTAATTCTTCTACTGCGTTTGCACCGTGTCCACCTTGAGGTGAAATAATTACATCTAATTCAGCACCTACTAAACTTGTTGCACCAGCGGCAACTATTTGAGCATTACTTATTGTTCCGAAAGTATATCCTGAACCTGGAGTAGTTACTGCAACAGCAGATACTAACCCACCAGCAACAGTTACACTTGCAAGTCCACCTGTACCATCTCCTTTTATAGCAATACTATTAAATGTTCCTGCGGTTCCACCTGAACCACCTGCCTTAATTTTTACTATATCTACCGAACCATCTACAGCAGCAGATATAACATTTGATTGATCTGGTCCTGGACTAGAGTTTGAAGCAACTGCCATAAAGTCTATTGACAAGAAACTTGATTGTTGAGCAGCAGAAAGTGTGTACATAAATTTCCATTTATATGAATCAGTAGTTGTAATTACTGAAGTTGAAACACCAGTTGGTTCTTGCGTTGAAGCAGCACCATTGTTGTTATCTAAGCATTTGTAAACATTTCTAGCAGTAGTTAATACATAAAAAGTTGCGTCATTTAAAGTTGTAGCACCACTTGTTGATGTTTGTCTTGTAGTTACCGATCCTGTTAAATATTCGCCGTAATCGTGTCTGTAATAATCATATACAACACCAGATGTCCAGTTTCTTCTAGGAATAACAAAAGATGTGTCTATTGATTGTACTCTTTTAGCAGCAATTAAATCATCATAAGTATAAAATTCTCTAGCAACTGTATCACCAGGAGTAATAGGAGCAGCGTCTGTTCCTTCAAAATCTGTTCTAGTATCTGGTCTTGTTGAAGTACCGAAAGGTTGTGGTCTTCCAATACCTAGGTAATAAACATTACTTGAAGCTTCAGAAAATGATTCTGAAAATTGTTCAGCGTTGTTTAATCTAAATTTATTTGTTATTATTGCTGGCATAATTCTTTAATCTTTCTTATATTTATAATGATTTCTCCTATGAATCTATTTCTATTATTCTAAATGTAGATAGTACGGTTCCACCAAATTTTCTTGCACCTGATTGACCATTAAAGGTAAAAGTACCTGCGGTTGCGATATTTCCACATCTTACTTTATATGTTCTAGCAGTAGTATTTCCAGACACTTCTGAATAGTTTAGGTGCATATTAGTCATCATTGTTGCGTCATCACAAAAATTAGAAGTAAATGCTTTTGCGTCTGTGTCTGAATCTTTGAATATTCCTGTACCTGATCTAGTACCTACTGATTGAGAATAAAATACTTGTACATCTATCACTAGCGTACTTGTAGCAGATTTAGGAGTTATTGCTAATGTCATAAATTCACTACCTTCATCATTTTGAGGAATTGAGTCATCTTCAGGAAATATTGTTGTTCCTGTTTGCATTCCACCAGACTGATAATTAACTTGTTGTAATAATTTTGGACCTTCTTCAACATTAAATCTACCTTGTGCTGATGAAAATTGTAAAATATTTTTATCTGCAACACCTGAAGTATTAACATCTGTATGTGTTGCTACGGAAGAGTTTTCATCTAATATTCTAACCCAACCACTACCTGAAGAATAATAAGGTCTGTTTCCTACACTATCGTAAGAATACATACCTACATAAGTTGCAGCCGCTGGTAAAGCACCATATCCTGAAAAGTCAAATCTCATTTTAGAACCTGCACCAGTTAAATCTACATTACCTGATCCTGTTAAACTTAATCCTGCGATTGATGTTTGAGTACCACCTAAAGCAATAGTATCTGTTCCTAAAGTGATTGATGAATTATCTAAAGAAGTATTAGGAAGATTTCCCACATTTAAAGTTATTCTATTATTATCAATAGCAGTTGAAAGTCCTGAACCACCAATAATTTCAAAACTATCACCTAATTGAACATCAAAGTTTGTAGATGTATCATCACCTATTGTAATTTTTTTATTAACAAGTTTATCGTTTGTAATTGAACCTGCTAATTGAGTATTTGTAATTGAACCTGATAATGAACTTGTAGGATAATTTGTTGCGTCTGTTAAATCTAAAGCAGGAGTAGCGTCTGTATCTCCTAGATTTAATGTAAGTCCACCAATTCCTATTGATGAGTTTGTTAAACTAGCATTTGCGATACTTTGTAAAGTGTTTGTTGTTCCATCAATTGTTTTATTTGTTAGTATATCTGTTGATGTTTCGGTTACAATAGAACCATCTGTTTGAAAAGAAACTTTATCTGCTGTTACCGTTGTTGTAATACCAGAACCACCTTCAAAAGTTATAGTATCACCTAAATCTACTGCTGAAGTTCCAGCACCATCACCTGTAATTGTAATAGTTGAATTTGTTAATTTAGTATTTGCGATAGTATCTAAAGCACTATTTGGTATATTTGAAAGAGTGTTTGAAGAACCACTAATTGTTTTATTTGTAAATGTATGTGTTGAAACTGTGGTAACATAAGTACCACTTGCTAAAGTTGAACCATCTCCTAAAGCAGTATATACTTCTGTAAAATTATCATTTATCTTTTGAGCGCCTAATCTTAAATTATCGCCTGATCCATCATTTGCGGTAGTCCCTCTAAATATTGTATTTTTTCCCATTTTATTTCTTCTTATATACCTTTATTACTGAACCTGCTTCTGGTGGTTGTTTAAAAACGATTTCATTGTTAATATCTTCATAATCTTTATTTTCTTCTTTTACTTGTCCATCAACAGTTACTAATATCTCTTGTTTACTATTTATAATGTTATCCAGCATATTATGGCGTTGTATCATCAAAAGTTAATAATGTTTGTCCAAAGTTTGTAACCGTATTATCAAAGGATTCTTGTGAAACCGCAAAATACACTGGCATTGCAAAATCTGTCTTAATTAACTGACCACCTTCATCTGAAGTCATTAAAAATATACCACTTCTACCATCTAGTGATGTTCTTGTTCCGTGTACTAAAATCTCATTTAATCTTTCAAAAGTTATCTTACTTCCAGGAGAACTTGTACCAAATACTGTATTTGCAAATTTATTTAAAGTTCCAAATTTAGGACCTCCGTATGCGTACCCTTGTTTAACAATTTGTCCATCAATTACTCGTCTTACTCTACTTGTATAATCAATTCCAATTGATGGTCTTGTTAAAGTTAAATCTCTTGTATTTGGTGTAAAGTGTTCTATTGTAGCAGGATCTAAATCTATTGAACCTGGTGTATGTGGATTTGTTCTTAAACTTGTTCCATCATCAACCGTTCCTAATCTTCTACCAAATATTGTACTATACAATATATCTAATACTGCAAATAATGGAGTATCTGAAGCACCTGATACAATACCAGCAACTGGCATTTTAATTTTTAAGTTTAATGTGCTAAGTAAATCAACTTGACCTGTAAAATAAAAACCTGCTGTGTGCATAGTCTTTTTAAATGAATCTCGCCAATCATTAATAGATTGACCTACTTTTAATACATAAGAAAAGTCCTGATAGTATTTACTATCTTGTACTTTCATTGTTTGCTCAGATATATAACCATCTTCATTTAAAAATTTACCATCTGTATCTGCAACAGAAACAACATCTATTGAAGCACTAGCAATATCTAATCTTTTTACTATTCCTGATCCACCACTTGATGATGTTACTATTTCATTTAATTCAAAATTAAATGTTTGATCTTTTACTTTTAATAAACTTCTATCAGAATCCCAACTAGCAAGTGTACCTTCAGCAGTTGAAGTTCCGCCTGTGATAGTATCATTAGCATTAAAATTACCTGATACTGAATTTAGTATCATACAATTTCTAAATTTTATTATAGGAGGTGTTGGAGATTTTTCATAACCTTCTCCTAACTCATTTGTTTTTAATCCAATAACTCTTCCTATTTCAGTACCATATGCTAAAACATTTCCATTTGAACCACTTGATGTTATGGACACACTAGGTAAAGATACATAACCACTTCCTTCATTAATTAAAAATATATCTGTTATATCACCTAAACTTGAATTTGTTTCATCTTCTTGTACAATTTTATTTCCAGGGTAAATATCACCTCTTTCTGTTTCATATTCTAGCGTAATATGTTCAGCGTTTGTTCCTTCTTCAGCAGTAATACCACCATTGACAACAGAAATAAATCCTTCTGCACCAGAACCATATGTATTTGAATTATCAAAAACTAATTTATCGCCTACTGAATAACCTGTTCCTGAATTGTCAACAATAATTTCTGATAGACTTCCTGATCCTATATCATCAATAGCAATAGTAGCACCTTGTCCACCACCTGTTACTGATAAGAAATCACCAGTAGAATATAAATTACCATCATTGGTAATTGTTTTTGTTCCAGGTATACCTGTAATAATTGCTTTTATATAAAAGTCATCTGTATCACTAGCAGTTCCTGAAATTTCTTCACCAATTAGAAATGTGCCTTCCATTGATTCAATGTTAACTATAAATTCAGTAACATAGGTTGCACCTATTAGAAAAATTTTTGTTGTTTCAACAATAGCAGTTGCTCCTGAAGTTTTTCCTGTAATTGTTCTACCAATTAAATCTGAAGTATTACCTACTGTACCACTTGCTCTTAAAACTTTTTGTGTATCCCATTGTCCATCTGATACACGCAACATTTGTGTTCTTGGATAAAATGTGTCTGATACTTGATTAAATAAAATTCTAAAAAATAATTCGTGTCCTGCTTGTGTACCTTTTAATCGGTACATTGATTTAATATTTTTAATTAAATTTCTTTTGTCTAATCCTATTGCTAATTCTTCTGGTATTGTTTTTAAAAACTCATCTCTAAATTTTGTTAAGAAGTTTGATATAACTTTATCGGGATCTCTAAAGTTTGCAAGTTGTTGAATATTGTTTACTGGATTAGGACGATAATTATTAATTACTGCTTTAGCGTTAGAATCATTACCTGTTACAACTTCATTATTAGCAAACTTATCTTGTGCTGTTATGAATATTCTATTATTTGCTATATCTTCAGCAATAACTTTAGCAGTTGCTTTAGAATCATAACCTGTTATTGTTTCACCAACGGTAAATTTACCATAAGATGTATCTTCATAAATTATTTTATCGCCTTGATCTAGTTGTGTTCTTTCTGAAGATATTTTTGAACCATCTAATAATAAATTAGCAGATGTACCTGTTTCGTTTTCTAAAGTTATACCGTCTGTATTTTGTATGGTTGTAATCTGCAACTCGGCAGATTCCATAAACTGATAATAAGTTTTTAAAAATCGGACAAATTGTGGATGCTCGTCAACTACAAAATCTGGTAATTGACTATTAATGAGCGTTGAAATTTTATCATTAAATTTTGCCATTGCATTAGTAACTTGATGTTGTTGTATATCCTACACCTGCCTCGGATGATCCACCTATAAAGGTATCTTCAGAAACATTTACGATTGAATTAGAAATATCTATTTCTAATATTTGATCTCTTACAGGAACTATATCATTTGAACTTGGTGTAACTGTTATTTCAATTACTTTAGAAATAGAACCTCTTATATTAGATATTTCAGCAATTGCTATAGAATTGAGAGTTACTTTTCCTGTTGCATAATCAATTGTTCCTTGTGTAGCATTTTCAACGGTTTTAATACCACTAACAAGATAATAACATCTTACATTACCAATTCCATCATCATCTAAAAACATTTCGTTAGCATTACCTGATATTTTAAATCCAGTAGATGATAATATTGGTTCGTGTCCTGAATGTGGATTGTAAACAGCATTTCTAAAATAAACATCATATTTTGTAGATGAGTTTATAGTAGGTGTAAATTCTTTTCTCATTTTAACAGTTGTAATATTAGATAAGATTGAATTATC